CAGGGAACATAGAAGCATGGCGAGCATTCATAAACTTGATGATAAAGAAAAAGATGTGGAAGCACTTGGCTATCGTATTGGCGGGAGCAGGCTCTGCATTGATGAAGTACACAGGTATGTACGGACTAACGTATCACTGCGCTTCAACTGATTCAGGTACAGGTAAGTCATTAGCGTTGGAAGGGGCTGCATCAATCTGGGGGCATCCTGTTCATTACCGCACAGGTAAGGGTACGTCAGCAGTAGCGATGCAACAACGTCTTGGTTTATTGAACAGCATCTCATTGATTACTGATGAGATCACATCAAAGAACCGCAAAGACTTTACATGGTTTCCTGAGTTCTTATTAGACATGACCGAAGGGCGAGGCAAGGAGCGTATGGAATCCGGCTCGAATAAAGAGCGCTTGAACTTATCCAAGTGGGGAACCAACGCAATCCTGTCATCCAATACATACACCGTAGATTATTTAACTGGCGCACAGGAGCACTCTGCAGAAGGTGAACTGCGTCGCTTACTTGAGTTTGCAATGAACGACGTACTGAAGTGGGAGCAACATGAGATTGAGATCGTTAAGACGCTACACAAAAACTATGCAATCGCAGGTCACATGCTTGTCGAGTATATGGTACAGGATGTATCGATGCTGCGTCGTAATGTTCTTAAATCAGGAATGACGCAAGAACAAAAAGATGAAGTGCTCAAGCGTTTAGACACCGCACAAGATAACTACGCTAATAACTTCTTGACGGTGGTCGAAAGAAATAGACGCCAACTAAACCAGCCTTAACACCTACTTGCGCTTTGGCATTGAATACCCGATGCCGAAGCGCTTCTTGTAGCCCTTCTTCTTTAACCGCATAAACATCAAGGCAGGGGATGAAAAACCCCTGCCCTTGTTTAGTCGATCCCCAAGGATAGCTGATCGAGATTTTCTTCATCTACCCTACGGCTGATACGCAGCACCGACACGCGCATCTGTGGCCCTCTTGTCTTAGCCATCATGTCTTTCTTTGGCATGTGCGTCACACTAAACAATCCCTCAAGCTGACGCTTAAAGTCTGCATAACCAAAGCTCATTGTTGAACAGTATGTCTTTAGTAAACGTTCTTCAATGTAGTAGTCAACATAGCCCGGAGTCACACCGTGCTCAATCCTACCCATAACATTCGAGCGTGTTGTTGACGCATCGATTGCATCTCCATTACCGAGTTCAGCCGCTACGCTGTTCTTATCATGGAACTTAACAATGACTAAGCTACCAAAGTACTTACTGGTATACCCATTTAGAACGTCCTCAGCCGTACGTACGCCCGCTTTGATTGCTGTGCGCATGTACTTGATTGAATCTGAATAGGCTTCCAACACAGGCTCTAGTGGGATGTCCACAATGTTTGCATGCTTGTTTGAAAGTAATACGGCTGCTGCAACGTTAGCACCAATACCTGCCATCCAGAAACGCTCGTCATTGGTTGCTCTCATGTGCGTGTACATCTGCTCCACAAATTCTGGCACCATACTACGCAGCATCGATACGTCCTGTACCATATACTCGACAAGCATGTGACCCGCGATGGCGTAGTTCTTGTGTAGCGTCTTAACGATTTCAATCTCATGCTGTTCCCACTTTAATACGTCGTTCATTGCAAACTCAAGTAAGCGACGCAGTTCACCCTCTGCAGAGTGTTCTTGTGCGCCAGTTAAATAGTCTACGGTGTATGTATTGGATGACAGAATAGCGTTGTTAGCCCACCTAGAAAGATTTAAACGTTCTTTGTTTGAGCCAGATTCCATACGCTCCTTGCCACGCCCTTCGGTCATATCTAATAAGAACTCAGGAAACCACGTGAAGTCTTTACGGTTCTTCGATGTGATCTCGTCAGTGATTAAAGAGATACTGTTTAATAAACCAAGTCGTTGTTGCAACGCTACTGCTGACGTGCCCTTACCTGTGCGGTAGTGAACAGGGTGTCCCCAGATTGACGCTGCACCTTCAAGTGCTAATGACTTACCTGTACCTGAATCAGTTGAAGCGCAGTGATACGTTAGCCCGTACATGCCTGTGTATCTCATCAATGCGGAACCTGCTCCAGCCAAAACGATAGCCAGATGCTTCCACATCTTTTTCTTTATCATCAAGTTGATGAATGCTCGCCATGCTTCAATGTTTCCTGTCGGTTGTGTATTAGTGATGATGTTCTCTAAGCCGGGCATCGGTACAGCAATCGAGCCTTTCTTAGAATATATCTTGCCTGCAAATACAAACGAGTCATCTTCCTGCCAACCGTAACTAGACGGCACAGCAATGGGAGACTTCTCTGTACTCATCTTCTCTACACACGCACGAACGTAGTCGTACAAGTTCTTGTCATTGCCTGAACCAAACGAAGCCAACACGTTTTGATTTGCTAAGTGCTTCGCTGTTTCATCCTTACTGACGATAGACTTCTGTGGAATCGTTACCGTCTCAACTTGGTTATGCCTAACTGCAGACATGTGTACCAAGTGTTCGCCATTCATGTTCAATATATCTACAGGAAATAAATCAAACGGGAGTAGCGGTACTTGACGTGTAACAGCATTGCCGTCCGCATCTTCGTCTTTCTTCTCCATGAACACACCGCCATTACGACCATACGCATAACCACGTGGCGGTTCAGGACGTAGAATCTGGCGTGCCATTTCTTCAACACCGACATCGATAACTTTCTCCGCTACTTCAACCGCATACTCACGACCGAGTGCTAGTGGATTAGTTATCTTGCCCCAGTGCATACATGACGTACACACACCGGGATTCTCGCTGTCGAACTTAGTGCACGGATATGGACCCTTGATCTCGCGTAGCTTGGTGTGCATACGGTCGTGATCGTATGGGTGCATCTCAGAAATCCAGATGACCGCCTTCTCGTTCTCTTCACACTTCTGAGCAATGGATAACACAGCTCTCCACAATGGCTCCATACCATCTTCAGTGGCATGTTCCATGTAGTGTGCGATTTGTCCGCAGCCTGTACCATTCCTTGACTTCTCAACGATGGTGCGAAACTTAGTAACACTGTTCTCGAACAACTTAACTGCTGTGGCTGACGATGCTGCCTTTGGGCGTGAACCCTCAAGCTGCAACGCAGGCATCATAGACACGGCAGGTATTGATTTCAACTGGCTCGTGATGTGTGAAGCCAGATCATCAAAATTAAATATGTCGCCTTCAGTTAGTATGCGCACCTGACGCGGCTCCGGATACTTGTCCTTGAAGTTAAACGTTTCAGGAACACGTAGTATCCGTGCAGAGTCAGCAGTCACAGTCATGTCGATTCTTAAACGCTGTTGAACACACAGACGTTTAAAATTCTCAGCAATAGGTTTCCACTCAGCAACTTCAATTTCTTTTTCAAACGGCCAGTAGCAATGGATACCACCACCCGATGAAACAATCCACGGAATGCCAAGCAGATCAAGCCCTGTCTCCATCAAGAAACGATTTAATGCAGAAGCCGCTTCTTTCTTTGACGCATAGCCATCCATATCAATGAATAAAGACTTGATATAGCGTGAGTTCGGGATTGTGCGTCTATCCTTATTGCCCTTGATCTCTGCAACTTTCTCGTCGAACGTAGCCAATGCAAAATACACATTGCACCTGTTCTCCACCCACGTATCGATCTTGGGATAAAACTCAGCGGTGTCATGAACAAAGATGTGTTCTTTCTTAGCCGTCATCTCACACGTACAGTACAGCCCGTGATTTGGCGACGGCAAAACAACCGCTAGGAATTCAAGCGGGGTCATGTGAATCCTTTAGTTGTTTTAGTCGAACAGCGGCAGTTGTTTCGGATCAGGTGTGTTTGCTTCTTTAACATCCAATGCAACAAAGCGTTTCATTAACTCGGTTGTGAATTGGCGAGGCAGTTTACCTTCAGTAATATAGATCATGCGCTCCAGTTCGGATGCGGTCAGGGCTTCAGGTCGTATGTTTTGCATATTCTTCTCCATGCTTCGTCTGCTGTAGCAGACGTTTTCATTATTGATAAAAGTAGTTCTACTCTGTTTTGATAAGCAACAAATACATCCTTACCTTCAAACCAGTTGTAGACTGTTTGCCGCGTAACGCCTAATGCGTACGCAATTTTTGTAACAGGGAAATTAAGTTGTATCGCCCAACGCCCAAGCTGATTGCCCGGCGTTTTCTTAGCAAACCGTACCCTGTCGATTGTTTTCTGTGAATAGGCCATAGTTGTCTTTAGTTAAGGGTGTGGGGTCAACACGGTGTGAAAAAACTAACCGAAAGGCCGTGCCCCCCACTGCGGGTGTTACATGCGCCACCGCCCGCTGGGCTATTCTTAAATTACTCGTCGTCCCAATCAGAAACGATGTCAGCTAACTTGCCCTTCTTCTCAGGCACAGCAGAAGGCTTCGCTGCTTCTTTGCGAACTTCTGGCTCTTCATCAGCGTCAACTGGTGCTTTAGCTTTCTTTGCAGGAGCTTCAGCTTTAGGGGGCAACGCAACAGGTACAGCAGGCTTAACACCATCAGTCTGTGCAACAGTCATAACAACTGCACGTTGCGCATCTGTTGAGTTAGCTTGCTCAGTGACCGCTGCGTACTCGACATCGGTCAACCAACGCATAGGTTGGAAGAACAACTTAGGTGACTCAGAAGCTGTATCGAAACGCATACGAGTAACGATCTGCTCTGGATTGATTGGTGGAGATTGCAGTGCTAAGAAACGAGCGTATGCTTGCAGCGGACGCTTGTCACCATCTTCTTTACCAAACACAGATGTAGCAGGTAAAGTTAATTGCAGCACATCACCATCAGGGTCATTAGCCAACACAACAGCAAGACGTTGGTTGTAACGGCATGCACGACTATTGCCTTGACCTGAACCTGCTTGGTTCTGTGGGCAGCTTAAACATGTTGATGCTTGCTTGTTGCTTGCAGTTGCATCAGGTGTCTCGCCATCGTTTGACCAACAATCAGGAGCCGCTGCTGCTGCGGTTGGGTCCCACTTGCCTGCGTAAAAAATACGACTTACTTTTGGCGCAGCTTTAACAACGATCACATCTAAGAAACGCTCATCAATTGCAGCCATCTCTTTACCGCCTGCGATTAAACGGAACACACCGCCTTTGATAGAGATGCGCTTGATGCCACCACCTGTACCGCCACCAGTTAAAGCAAGTGCTGTATCAGAGAGTTGGTTGTTACGTGCGAAGTCAGGAACTTGCGATGGATTGAATGCCATTATATTAGTCATAAGAGTCTCATTTAGTAGGTTTAGTTACGCGTATTTCAAAATCAGAAAACGAGTTCAGCCCCGGAGGAACCTTGCCCGGATTTTCTTCCAACCACTTCGCCATGTTTGTTTGGGCGATGCGTTTCTCCAAAAGATCAACAACATCATTCTCGATAATAAACTTCTTGAATGAGTCCCAATCTTCTGTGTTGTACCGTGTCTTGTGCATCAATGACACAGTACCAAAGGCGGTATTAAAAGACTTCATACCTAGCGCCTTCATCTGGTCTTTAATAGCAAAGCGAACTTCATCTTGCTGTGCTTTTAAAGTTTCAACTTTATTGTCGTACTCTTGCGTTAGCTCATCGATTTGCATTTTAATTTTACGGTGCACTTTAACGAGCGTATCAAGCGGGATAACTTCATCCGTCATTTGCTTCTCCTTATATTATTTTGTCTACAGTTAGACATTTTACACACAACAAAAATGATTGCAACAACTTTTTAAGATTTAATTTCAGCCATGAACAAATTAGTAAGAGATGTATTATCGTCAACTTTATTTTCTAAATCTTTAAAGCGTTTCTTCTCGATCGGGCTGCCTTGAATGTGGATAACTGTGACCTTATCGGAGTCTTGACCTTTACGATCAGCACGTGCGATACATTGGATATATTGTTCAACAGACATCAATGGTCCATAAAAGACAACAGTGTCAGCAGCAGTTAGCGTGATGCCATGCGCTGATGCTTGTGGTTGCATAACTAATACACGTGGGTCTGTTTCATTTTGGAAACGTCTAATCGTATCTGCGCGTTTGCTTGGCGGTATGTCACCATGTATGCACTCAGTAGCTATGTTCTTTTTTGTTAAGTATGTATGTATCGTATCAATAGTGCTTCGGAACAGTGCGAATATAATAACTTTGCGTGATGTTTCATTAAGTATTTCTTCCAGTACTGCAAGACGTGGTGCTGAATCAAACTCAATAACTTCACCGCCATCTGCGTATGCTGCACCGCATGATATTTGTAGCAGCTTGGATACACCTGCCGCTGCATTTATTGCAGTTATCGTTTCGCCTGCTGCTTGAACCATCATGCGTTCTTTCAACAAGTTGTAGTACTTAGCTTGCTGTGGTGTCAACGGCACGTCACGTGTCATCGTTATCACTGGCGGCAGATCAAGACATTGTTCTTTAGTGAAACGTATAGCAGGCTGCAACGCAGTATGAACCTCAGCCGCTGCGCTTGCTTTCGGAACCCACTTGAATTGCGTAACCTTATTCATTACCTTGTCACGCCAACCAGTAAAGAACTTCGGTACACCATCAGGATTAACTAATCGAGCCAGACCATACGCATCTTCAGGTGACTGTGATGCAGGTGTGCCCGTCATCATCCATAGGTGTGTGCCCGCATGCAAGATAGACTTCAATGCCTTCCAACGTTTCGTTGACATCGTCTTGTATGCGTTTGCTTCATCAACAATAACTAAATCAAAGCGACCATCGTTGTTGATCTCGTCAGCAATTAAGTTCAAGCCATCGTAGTTAGCGATAACGAATTCATAGTTCTGTTGCACCATCTCAATACGACGTGCTGCTTGGTAATGATGTGCAATGATTGCAGAGCGATGAATGATGCTGTTATTTAAATCATTCAACCATGCTGATTGCATGATCGATAGTGGACACAGAATTAAACAGCGGCGTACATCGCCACGATCCATCAAATAGTCCGCTGCCCATAGAGCCGAAAGCGTTTTGCCCGTACCCGGCTCCGAGAACACAAACGCTTTCTTGTTGAGTGTAAGGAACGATGCTGTCTCAATCTGATGTGCCATTGGTTTGTATTTACCCGGCCAGCTATAACGGCGAGTAATCGGCGACGGGACGTTCTTGACACCGAGATTTTTAAGAACGCGCGCCTCATCTAGCCCCCAATAAACAGCGATCTCTGATGTACCATCTTCAAACTCGTTAACAATCTTGTGTTTCGGTATCACATGATACTTAGCAGGGTTGCGTGTGCGAAACAGCAACGCTTTATCATCTATTATCTGCACTTGCTTCTCCGTTATTTATTATCGCTACGATTTGCTTTAACACTGCGAACACGTAGGTTACTGCGGGTTGTTGTACCACCACTTCTCATTGGCTTCTTGTGGTCAACATCTTTACCATCGCCCTTCTGTACTGCGCCTTCTGCTTCCATCATGCGTCTGGCTTTTACTCGTCCTGCACGTTTCTTAATCTGTTCAGGTTGTCCCTGATAATTGTCATACTCTTTTCTATAATTACGTGTTGCCATCATTAACTCCTCGGATGATATTCACATGTTGTAACCGGACACCACGGGCATAGTGGTGACGACTTTGGATTCCATACTCCACTTGCATACGCTTGTTCAATGCGGGCAACGCGTTCCCGATAGTCCCACCACAACGGGTCTTTCTCATCTACTGTTAGTTGATATTTGACCATGTCATTTTTAATTACAAACAAAAGCGCAGCATTAACTTTTCTAATGTGCGGGTGATGCGCAAACACCATCAGAGCCATGAGCTTTAACTGCTCTCGATCAGGGTATTTGTTATTTCCAGTTTTGTAGTCAACAACCCAAGCCGTCAGGTTGTCGTCGTCTACTATCAACAAGTCTGCAATGCCACGTACCCAAACGTCTTTTGATTTCCAATCACATGGTTGCAGATCAACAGTCAAAGCCATTTGCTGTTCACATAGCTTTCGTCCGGGCTTCTTAATCAATGCGTCAAGCATGTCCTTAGAAAATGCAAACTGTTCAGGCAGCGGTGTGCCATCACGTATGTATAACTCAGCAGCAGTGTGATACTCCTTACCGTATATCGTTGCTTCTGTGTCCTTGAACGGATGACGTTTAAGTACCTTGACTTCGTGATACCGCCTAGCACAACCCTCATAGTCTTTCAGAGAGCTGTGCGACCATGTGACATTAGTCATTAAAACCTCGCAGATTTAAGTGCGTCTTGTAGACGGTTAGCAAACTCAGTAACAAACTCTTCATCAGCATTGAGTCGATGTCTACCCATGTCATACAGGATGCCATGCACTAACTCATGATAAAAAGAATTATCTAACTCTTTCTTTTTGTACGCTTTGCCTGTCACATTACTTTTCTTACCAATCATAATGCGCTTGTCATCGTAGAAGATGCGGGACATATCTGCTTGACGCATCATTGTCTCTACTATGTCGATCGTGTACATCTTGTTGCCTATACGTATCTTGCGTGGTATTGCGGGTTGTGGTCGTGTTGCTGCTTTCGGTTTTGTCATTTGCTTCTCCTTTAATTTTTAGCCAAGCCATAACGCCTATGTGTACCACCATCTGCGTTCAATGGAATGCCTTGCATATACTTCGGTTCCATAGTCATCTGCGCCAAGACCCAATTCAGGGCATCAGCGGCTTCTTCTTGTGGTACGCATACAATCTGTTCATCATGTACGGTGCCCACCACAGGGTATCTTTTCGATACTCTGAGCATTCCATCAGTCATTACGATACGTGCGACAGCTTGCGTAATGTTGTTTGTTATCTTACCTGCGTATAACTTTGTATCGTCATCACCGTACACAAATTGTGTGCGGCCTTTATCATCTTTAACAGTGCGTAAGTTTGGATATAGTAGCTTCATCCCGTTGGGCAGTTCGATCTCGCCCTTGCGGAATACAACGCATTTATACCTGAATTCTTTGCCACCGTAAAGACTCGATGCCAACAAGTCATTGCACATTTCCCAAAAGCTAACTACCGGATGGGCTGTTGCTCTATAAATATCTATTATCTTTTTGGCAGCACAGCAATGTATTGCCAATTCAATATCTGTACAGGTGTGCGGTATCTCTTCCATCTTCTTGACGTTCTCATCCCATGACAGGAAGTGCTCCACATAGTCCGGTGTGATACCTAGCTTCTTGGCAAAGCCCTTATCGTACATGACAGGTGGCGCACCCAGAAAGCCCGTCAGAAGCTGCGCTGCGAACGATGCCCAACCCATGCCATACCCACACCCTAGCAGGGCTGATTTAGCCGACTGACGCAGGTCTGGGTGGCTCTCCTTAGTTAGGTTCGGTATGTTAAACATCTGCGCGCCAAAGGTAGCGTAAGCATCACCCCCTGCGCTGAATATACCAAGCAGGTCATCGTAGTCAGACAGCCATGCCAGTACACGGGGTTCGATCTGAGACAAGTCACCAACGACTAAGGCATGTCCTTCGGGGGCCATGATTGCCTTCCGTAGAAACGATCCACGCTTAAGGTTCTGCATGTTAATTGCGCTCCCTTTGGATGCAGTCCAGCGTCCTGATAATGCACCGTAGTAGGATAATGGGACGGGTAGTGCCCCTCTGGTAGATATGTCCAAGAACCTCTGCGCCCTTGTTCTCTCTGTTGTGGACTTGACGGCCAATCTAGCTTCGCAGAGAAGTGCAACATCTTCTCGTGTTCCGTTAAGTAAGGCTTGGAAGAGTGCGTCGTTCTTAGCGAGCGCAAGCGTCTGCTTACCCGTCGTCTTACTCGTCTTGTATGGAATTGCACATCCCATATCAACCAGAAGAGACGCAAACTTAGGGTTACTCGCCAGTGTCTTATCGTCCACGTTAAGACGTTCCAATAGAGCTTCACGTTTAGTCCTTTCGTCATCAATGGCATCCATGAGCATAGGCGCATCGAGTAATAGTTTAGGTTGGGTGTACATCTTCAACGTCATATCAATCAAGCGTAGCTCTGATGCAGGGTAGCCCTTTACCAAACGCTCAAAGATTTCTTCACATAAATACACATCATGCGCACAGTAAGCCGCAAGTTCATCTTCTATCGCAGGCGTGAGCGTCGTAAGGCCGTCCGTGCTATGTACTGCTTTTCCTTTCGGTGGTAGCTTGAAATCTTCAGCAAGTCGAGCAAGACTATTACCAACCTCAACACCCCGTAAAGCGCGAGCCATAGACAGAGTATCGAAAATGAAGCAAGGGTGGCAATCATAAACCCACTCGAGAATAGAAACATCAAACTGAGCATTGTGTGCGAGAACAGCAGTACAAGACCAATCCACTCTAGCCAATCTCTTAGCGAGAGTCTCTCCTGAATACCAATCACCTGCGGGTTCGTCCAAGTCCTTGATGACTGCACCGAATACTTTGAATTTATCATTGCGTATGTATTCCTCTGTCGTTAGCTTAGATAGCGTATAAGTTTTGCTGTCCCAATAAGTTTCGAAATCAATCACTAATATATTGTTGTATGGTTTACTCAATTAAACTTCTCCTTCGGTGGTGCGTCACGTGTCGTAATAAAGTGGAAGTATTCAGCAGCAGCTAACAACATCTGCGTACCATCCATGTCGTTGCAGTTTGCAGAGATAACGCTTGATGCGTTGCTATCGACTGCTTTGTAAACAAGTACGGCTTGCATGGTTGCTTTGTCCCCGTAACACTGCACGAGTATCTCAATCGCTTCTCTGAAGTGTTTCTTCTGCTCGTTGGTCAGCGTGTCTATGAATAACATAAACTGATCGTTCTTCATTGGTTCAGGCATGTCAGTATCTCCTTGAGTGCTTCGAGATTATCTTCACGGGCAACGTACGTGACTCCTCCCGCTTCCGTGATACGCGCAAGCTCCCGATCTTGCAACGCTGTTGTAGTTCCTTTGCCCGCTTTGCACTCGATAGCCACGTATCGACCGCGACAACAACCAATAAGATCAGGGATGCCAGCACGACCATACCCATTAGCTGCGGGTGCAAAATAGTAGATGTTGAGTTCATCAAGAATCCTCCTCACTTGTTGTTTCACTTTGGCTTCCGGTGTCATTCAATAGCTCCTCGTATTCATCTTCAGTCATGATGTGTTCGAACGTGAAGAATCTAAACTCGCAGGAAGCGCACCTGCGTTTGCGTATCACACCGTTTAAATGTATGTGTCTGCTGTCATAGATGAATAGCTTTCTATGAAAGCAATGTGGGCAATTCATTCTTTATCTTCCAAGTTCATAAGTTTGTGTATCGCAAATGCAGCGGCAGCGCATAGTACAGCCGTCCACAACAGCGCACCAGATAACATCAGTACGAATTCAATAAGGCGCATGCCATTCCTTTCGTGCGTAAGGGCTTTGACTCATGCGTTTGACGCACTGAGCGCATATCCATCGGTTAATCTTGCCTGTTTTAAATATACCGCCTGTCAGTGGCTTATCCAACTGGCATGCAGTGCAAAAGCGTTTCATTGTCAACTGTTCTTCTCCTTTAGCTTGGCTTCGATGGCGCGGGCAAAATCATCAACGTAAATGTTGACTTCCATGCCGTACTCACCCTCGTCAAACAATTCATACTCAACATTACGTTCGCCATTCTCGTCATATCCGTAGCGGATTGCTTGGTATTCCTCATCTGTCAGACCTACCCATTTACGCTTCGCTGCTACAGCATCGTTAACTAACTTCATAACCCATGCAGGTACTTGCCTATGCCCTGCGAGTTCTTCTATCTCTTGGCTAGTCATTTCTCCCTCGCTTCCATCATTGCGTCTGCTTGTTTGTAGGCGATAGCGGCAACATCTTTTGGGTGCGTTACTAAATCTACCAAGCGTTGCATAGCCTGTGCTGCAAAGTAATCACGCAAGTCCATGCCTTCTTCTTTATGTGTTGGAAATGCTTTCATTTACTTCTCCTTTTATATAATCATGAAAGATGTAACCCTCTTCAGGCATCTTGTGTTTGTTAACGATTGATGCGCGCACAAACACTCGCTTACCTGAACTGTACGTGCGCCAGTGCCCCATACGTTCATGCGGCTTAGGACTAGCGTGTGTACCGCCTTTCGACTCAGATATATACACCACCTCACGCGGCTCAATGACAATCGTTTTCCATTCCCAGAAAGCACGTTTGCCTTTGCGTATACGCTTTGCGTTTTTAACTTCATCACCCTCACAACGGTATACGGCTGCGTATTCATACGGAGTGCCTTTGCACCCTAGCATTAACACCGAAGCCATGATGCGTTCAAATGCAGCGCCTATGGATTCCGATATTTCACCTGTGTCCATATCATTTTGTCTTAGAAACTTAAGATACGAATCTGAAAAAACTAATACGGCAGGCTGTTGAAAATTGTTTTCAATAGCAAGGTGTGCGGAACTTTGTTTTTCGCTAGGTTCGTTATACAGTGCAAACCCAAGCATGTTTGAGTTTACGCGCTCCAGTGTAAAGATTACTCCTTTCTCCATATTGGGAATGCTTGGGTGCGGCACGACGACTACAGCGGCAACTTTTTCTAATGGTAACGGCACATCTTTTATGTTTTGCTTCAAGAAATGTTCAATACCATGTTTTGCTACATACGCATCGTATTCCTCTTGTGTAGTCTCGTGCTCTATGTCAATAAAATCAATCCATGTGAAATCAACAGGACTGAATGGCGCTTGTGCCACATAGTTTTTTATGCGCTCGTTCATTACGCATCCCCGAGCATAGCCTTAATTTTTTTATGCAAGACCAAAACGTCGGCAAAAGAAAGTGTTGATAGTAGCTTGTCCGCATCAAAGCCAGACTTTGTAGGCGCAGGCATAGGCTTAGGTATCACTGGCGCATCTTGAATCTTCAACGCTGCGATGCCTTGCTTCGATGGTCTGCCCGACTTGTTTGCTACCCTCTTGATACGCTTGCCTTTCATCTTGATGATTGCGCTGCCGTTCTTGATTGGTCTGTACTCTTTGAACATCGTACTGACACGACCTTGTTCATCAGCTACCGCTATGTCACCACGTACCATTTGACTCACTAGTGTGCTCACCGATGATGCGTTATACCCTAGCTTGGAGAGTTCGTTTGTGATCTCTACCTTAGTTTTATTTGGGTTGTCACGCACATAAGCAAACGTTGCTCGTGATACGTTTGTTGTGACTAGGTTTACACCTCTACCTTTTTCTTCTTCGTCCCACTGCTTAACTACTGCGTTTAATTGTGCATTGTTTTGTGTGTCCATTTGTTTCTCCTGTGATTGTTTGAGTGCGTTTTGTAGTGCTTGTCTAAAGTCTTGCATAGCTATAGTCTCCAAAAAAGATAATAGATATATCCAAAGAAAAGAATGGCGAGCACTGTCCCGAGAATGATGTCTCGTATACCTTGCAAACTATTATCTTCTTTGTTTAACAGCGCATCCTGCATCAATAATTCATCCTCATCGGGTTGAGGTGCAGGACGTTGGTAATACTGCCCGATCTTTACTTTACCAGTGTCAATAAAGCGTTCTGGTGTTGCTTCATGTACCACTTTCTCGACCACTGGCTTTGTTTTTTTGCGCTTAGCCATAAGCGTTTACCTCCTGAAAAGAAATATAAACCACTACATCTAGTGTGTCAAACTAAAACTTACTGACCTTATCTATTGGAAAAATGTCCGTCACGATATGGTTAGGGTCGTAGATAGACCAACGCTTCGCATGATGCGAGCCTTTGTAATCCCATACTGCGAATGGTGCACCGTCCACATGGCATCGCCATGAGTTAACAACCTTGTCAGGGTCGTCCTCCACGTTGGGCGCGAAGCCCAACACATCTTCAATATCTTCTTTGCTCATGCCCTCAAGCCCACCAGTACGGTGAGAAGAAAACCATGCGTCAGTAGGTGTGATGTGTCTTATCATTTCATTCTCCTTTGTGAATATGTATTACGTGCCAACCGAGTTCGTGCAACACACGCTCGATGCCCACTTCCTGCAACCCGTCAATCACATACGCTGTTTTGTTTTCGTGATCGACTTTGATCATCGCACCGCTGCGGGGCACAGCCCACGTGCCCCCCTGCTTGATGTGTGAGAGTGTGCGTCTTGTCCACTCTTTTGCGTTCTGCATACCTTCTTCTGTGTCTAAGTCATAGTTCATTTGGCATATCCTTTAAAGTTTTCTACTGGCTTCATGTTTATATCAACCCAACCGTCATCCACGAATGAATCATCCACATCTGTTATCGGGTAACGATCACCGTCAACCCAGATGTATACGTGTGACTCTTGCGGTATCTTTTGTAACGCTTGTATCAGTTCCTTAACTCTCATCGTCATCTCCTTGTGCCCATAACATACTCATAAAAATGGTTGCGGCTAACCCAGCCACGTGCCCTTGTAGCTCTTCTTTTTCGAAATGCTCAAACGGTTCCCACGGCACTTCACATTCATTGTCACTAAAAAAGTGTGACTCAGATATACCCCATGCACGTGCGTTCATTTGTTCTCTGGTTGGTTTAGTCATCTGTTTTTTCCTCCATTGCGATAATGTAGCCATAGCAAAACATAATGCGAGTGTCATCGCTCAGTCCACTAAAGCCGTTCTCTTCTTCCCACTCATAGAAAGCAGCGTTTGCTTTCGCCCACAGTTCATCATATTTGTTCATTTGATTTCTCCCTTTCGATTGCTCTGTAATACAGTTGATAAAATAATTTTGCTGAGTGCCATACACCTAGTGCATCAACAATCGATGTGTAGTACTCACAGTAAGGCATATCCTCACCTGCTTCTCTACGTGCTACGAACTGCACCACATAATCATGCGGTGCGGTTGCTACGTTGTTGTCGTATGCTTCAACAAACGCTGCTTGTTCTATTGATGTCATATGATTCTCCTTCGGTTAAAGACCTGCGTTAACAAACTTAGCATCGAGATTAATTTCATAATCATGTATGACATCGCCAATGTCATTGAATATGGTAATCAATACGATCTTATCTTCCTTGCGGTTGCTCGGTATGCTCTCAACCATAACGTAGCCGCCATGCTTACCTACATTGACAACGGCTTTGTCATCTTCGATTACGTGTGTATCTAATTTATGTACTTGGTTCATTTGCTTCTCCTTTGGTTATGTAATGAGGGTCACTGTGACCCTCGTGGTTACACTGCGTATGCAGCGTCAAACAAGTCGAACAGGATGGTATCTGCATCGACCACATCGATGTCACGTATTGCGGCATCGATTAAATCTGGACTGATGTAGCGTTGCTTGATGTGCGTCATTGCCATGAATGGGTCATCGGGGTACACCGTCTCAGCGATGAGCGTAGTGAGCAAGCTAAAGCAGCCATACTGCGCATCGATCAAGGCATCGTAAAGCTCTTCGGTGCGATAATCGACAAGAGGATTGTTGATAGTAGACGAGTCGCCCATGCGCCCGTACGTTGTGTACCCATAGCCATAGCGATCTGTCCAATCATAGTTGCCCCACTTGCTCTCGATGACGGACGGGTCACGCTCGGTTGGTAACTTATCCCACTCGACAAGCAGCACGGCATCGGCTAGCTGTTGGAAGTACACAAGGTCAAGGCTTTCTTCTTGCGTGTGCTCTTTGTAGTAGCCGATGCTGATGTTGGTGCACTCAGGTATGACATCGATGAACTCAGCGGTGTCGGTATACACACCTGTGTCATCGGTCAGGTGCATCATGTTGTCGTTGTGTGCGCCCAATGCCGTAGCTAGTGCGTTACCGAAAGCATCTGAGCAACAGCGACCCATACCTTGATGCGTAATGACAGAGTCAATACCACGTCTATCGAAAGCAATAGC